AGATAGCCAGATAGCCAGATAGCCAGATAGCCAGATAGCCAGATAGCCAGATAGCCAGATAGCCAGATAGCCAGATAGCCAGATAGCCAGATAGCCAGATAGCCAGATAGCCAAACCCCCAACATCCAAAAATAATGAAGAAGGCTTCTCCATACCGAGTAGCCGTGCGCTCGCGCTTGAAACCGAGTTCTCGCAACCCCCCGTGCCCCAATGATTTACGAGCGATTCCAAAAAGTCCGATGTCCAAAAATTGGCAGCCCTCAAATCCGAGTTTCTGTAAGTGCTTGTCACGCAAGGCTCCAAGTGTCTCCAAAGGCCCACGCAGAAACCAGGCGAGGCCAAAAAGAAATTGCCTTGGCCGTTTGGCTGTAGGAAGTGCGGCCAGGCAACCTTTGATCACAATTTACGCACCTGCTCAATTTTTGAGCGATTCTTTCAATCCAACCAAAGGTAAGCCATGGCTGCTCAAAAATTACGCAGTTGATCAAAATAAAACCATCGCCACCACGGCCCCCTTGCCAAAAACGAAAATCGGTGTAAAAATAAACCTACTTCGGCGGGAGACGAATGTTTCCGCTCAGAGCCAAAAGTGTAAAACCCATATAAATCCCTAGCGTTTATGACAGGTTTTCATGGCCACACACGGAAACACGTTCGACCCTACGGCAATGCCAAAAATCAAACTGGACCCGTCGTCGCTGAAGACGATCCGTCCACTTGTGGCGAACATGGCGAAGAAGGGAGCGCGGCCCAGCGACATCGCGGAGCTTCTTGGTAACGCATATCCCGTCCCGGTCATCCAGGCACTCTTTGCCGAGGAGTTCATTTCGGGGGCGGCAGAGTGTCGGATGATGGTAGAGCAGAAGATGCTCGATGTCATCATGGATTGCGGTGATCCAAAGCTGATCCAATTCTACCTTTCCCGCCTTGGCGGCAAGAAGTGGGCGGAAGGTGGCGAGGCCCAGGCCGGAGCGGAACCAAAGCGGTTGGCGATCAAATGACGGAATCGACAAACCCGAAGGAATTGTTGGCTTCCATCCTTGCGGACCTGAAAGACGGGAACGGTGATGGCGGCCAGGCCCAGGCGGTTCGCGGGAACCCCTTGCCTCCCTCGGCACCAAAGGCCATTCCGCCAGAAGGATTCCCAAAGAGTGCAAACGGCAAAAGGCCGGCACGTCGGCGCCCCGGCAGACCCCGCAAAGAGCGCACCCCTGAGCAGGCCGCCAAGGAAGAGGCCTCCGCTCTTCTCAACTCGCGGGACGATGACACGTCAGCGGAAGATGGCATCTTCACAGACGGGCTCCCCCTGGATCAGATGAAGGCGTTTATCGCCGACAGTATCAAAGGTCGGGCGAATGAGCGAATGGGCGACGTTGGCTCGCGGATCTCTCGGCTTCAGAAGTCGGCCAATGGGCAGATCGCGGCGTACCTGGAAGAGCAGGAGCGCGTTGCCAAAGTGGCTGCTGCGGCAGATCGGGCGGCTCAGAAGGCGGCGATGGCGGCACTCATCAAAGAGTTTGAGGCAGAAGGACACAGCCAAGAGGCGGTCGAGCGGGTCAAGCGAGCGGCTGAGATGGTGTTCTCGGACGATCCTGATTCTCACACGGCGGACGGCACTCCGCGTGAAGTCATGGAGATCACGGGGAACCAGCCGGAACAGACGGCTTTCTTGCGAGACATGCAACCGGGGAGTGTTCTGGCCCAAGGGGGTTGGGGGTGCGTTGCGGGGTGTACCCGTATCGACCATGGTTTTGACAAGAGAACGCTGATAGCCGATCTGTTCCGTGCCGGCAAGTGGTTCAACGTGGTAACTGCGGATGGACTGAAGTGGTGCCCGCCGCCCGTTAAACTGCCAGAGGCAGAACTGTTCCACGTTTATTTCGAGGACGACGCGCGGATCACTGTCCACCCAGACCACAAGTTTTTTACGTCTGATGGGAAGTGGCAGCCCTTGCATGACTTGGGTATAGACTTTGAAGTGTTGTCGCCGTCCCCCACGTTGGCTTTTCGCCAGGCGGGATTTCATTCCCCAGGGGAGTGGGACGATCCGAGAGTGGCTGGATCTGGGGAGACATTCAAGAAAATCATTTACATCAAAAGCGCAGGGGTTCAGGAATACTACGATCTGAACGTACCGGACGTTGGGCACTATTTGGCAGAGGGCGTGTGGAACCACAACAGCGGCAAGTCGTGGAGCGGTGCCCGCAAGTTCGCGTTCCTTCACGCTCTCAACAATGAGTCAGAGGGCATGATTATCGCCCCCACTCGTGAAGACCTTGTGCGCGACATTGTCCCCAAGTTCATTGATTTTTGCAACGAACTCAATTGGACAGTCACGCGCAAAGAGCAACCGCTTCGGCTCACGGTCCTGGGGCGGCAGATTCACTGCATGTCAGCGGAGGAACCGCGCCGAATCAGTGCGTTCACGGTGGGGCATGGTTGGGTGGATGAAGCCGCTCGTGTCAAGGAATCCAAGGTTGATCCTCTTGACGATGCCCCCACGCAGATTCGCGGGCGCATGCGATGCAAGAAAGCGAAGGTACTGCAACTGATCGTGACGACCACGCCAGAAGGGATTCACACTTGGGTGCAGCGGGATTGGATCAACGAGGAAACGAGGAAGCCGAACCATCGTTTCTACCTACTGAAAACGGTATTGAATACTGCCCTCCATGAGAACTACCTTGCCGACCTGAACGCGACAATCCCGGCGGACTTGGTTCAGCAGTACCTCGACGGCCACGCGGTTGACTATGTCGCAGATCGTGCTCACGCCACGTTTGGCAACGAGAACCTTTCTGCGATGGAGTTTGACCCACGGCTGCCGCTGCATATCGGGCTGGACTTCAACGTGGACCCCATGTCCTGGGTGGCCGCGCAGGAGTTTGGCGGCGGGATTCACTGCATTGGCGAAGTGTTCATCGAGGGCGGAACGACGATTGACCGTGCCCTCCAAGTGGCTGCCGAGATGGGATGGGGGAAAAGCACACGAGTCGTCTTTCACCCCGACCGTTCGTCCAAGGCCCGTTCGACAACTGGTGATGGCGAGTTTGTCAGCTTGATGAAGGCGGCGAAGGCCCTGGGGTGGAAGTGTGAGGGCACCGCGTTTGGCCACAATCCGCCAGTCATCGCACGTATCGGCAAACTCTCGCGTGCCATCCTTTCAGCCGACGGGCAACGTCGATTCTTTGTGAATCCCAAGACGTGCCCGCGCTTGACCTCTGAGTTGCGTACCGTTGGCCGGCGCCAGGATGGGGACTACGATCCAGGCAAAGCGAAAGACAAAGGGCACATATTGTCTGCCATTGGGTACGCCATTTTCGAGATGTTGCCAGACAAAGACCTCAAAGCCGGACTCGTTCCGTTCAAGTATTGAAAGAAGGAGACAGTATGACTTACGAAGAACAAGAACAAATGGGGATCAATCTTATCGACGTTATGACGACGGGGAAGTCAGCGGAGCCGATTCGCCGGGTACTTTTGACTGGATCCCCAGCAGGAGACTACTATAAGGAGATAGAGATGGGATGGCCCATTCCACAGTCAATGATCACCCGGCATCCGGTCACAGAGATAGAGGAAGTGTACGAGATCCCCGATGGCGTAGGCATCTATCAGGGAGCATATGACGGAAGCAACTTTTGATACTACCGCAGACAAAAACGTCAAAGCCGGCCTTGTGCCGTTTAAGTATTGAGAAAGGAAGGGGACATGGTGAAGGGAATATATCTGTCGGCGTGCTTGGCGTTTGGCGTAGGTTGCCTCTTCTTTGCGGCAACGAATAGTCGATACGGAAAAGGCTGGCAACGCGAAGCCATCTTGAAAGGGCACGCCATTTGGGCAGTGGACAAAGACGGCAGCCCAGTGTTTCAATGGAAACCGATTGGGGGCGAACGATGAAGTCCACCCCTGATCTTTGCCTTGCGCCAGAAACCACTGTAATCGGCGGAGGTTTGCAGCCGGCAGACCCTTTGCCTGCCGCGCTTCCGTGTCCGTTCTGTGGAGAAAAGTGTTACACTTCTACGAACGGGGACATTTGCCACTACGGCGCCCCGCCGGAAAACTGTCTTATGCGGCACGTTCAGACGGCAGACCTAAGCAGCAAAAGCGGTCCAAGGCTTGTGGACCTCTGGAACACACGGTCCGGCGCAATGCAAAAAACATCAAGGAGCGAGTGATGAATCTTGACAAAGACGTTTCCGGATACGTGGAAGGGATGTCTCTTCGCCAGGGCCTGAACGCAGCGATGAAATTGCAGTCCATGTTGGACGAAGCGGCCCAGGATCGCGCCGACTTTCTCGCCAGAGCAGGTGGATCTATCGGCACAGACAACGGCACATACCTGGCGTACATCGTGCGAGAGGACGCGCTCAGAGCGTTGGCCAGTGCGCTGCGAGACGCCATCATTGCCAAGTTTGGCAAAGAGGATCAAACGTCGTGACGAGGCATGCCCATTGCCCACAGCCACAAGATGTTAGCGTTTCTGAACACGCGACGGAGGCAATCCCACATGGACATTGAAATTGGCAAGAAGTTGAAACTCTCTGAGGAATACCTTCAGTCCGTTCGTGCCCGTTCGTTTTGGCAGGCGGCCTACGACTCCACACACACTTTTGCGGAAGGGTACGATGCGGCAGGGCTGCCCATTCTGCCCAAGTATGAAAAAGAGCGTGAGCCCGACTACATCTTTAGAAAAGCAACCGCTATCAGCCGCCCGTTCACGCGGGCAGTCATTGGCGCATATCACAATCGCGTAGCCCGTGCTCCCATCGTGCGCCAAGTCGGCGACAATCGTTACCAAGAGTTCATCGAGGACTGCGATGGCTTGGGCACGCCTCTGTCTCAGTTCATGCACAGGGCTTTGCGCAAGTCTCAGATTCGCGGGAAAGAGTTCATCCTTTGCGACTCAACCATTGACCCCAATGTTCAAGTGACGACAAAGGCTGACGAGATCGCGCTGGGCGCTCGCATTGTTCTGGTTGACATCGATGCGGATAGTGTTTTGGAATACAAACTATATCGTGGAATCGTGCAAAACGCTGTGCTTTTAATGGAAGATCCGTCCGGCGAGAAGTTTCTGCTTGTGGTAAATGCGGACTACACTCAGCGTGTTACGTTGGATCAGAAAACGCTAGACACGTCTTCTCCTGAATTGATTCCTATGGAAGCCAAGGCTCCGAGCCCGCACAATTACAAAGCGTGTCCCCTCATCAAATTGGAACCGCTGGAAAGCTACTCTCAATCGGGCGCAGTGGCGGAAAGTCAGAAACGCATCTGCGGCCTGGAATCAATGGAGTTCCTGGAATACGCTCACGCCACTTTCACAACGTGGGCTTTCATGGGCGTGTCACCAGAACAGCTTGCACAGATTCAAGAAGTCGGCGCGGGCATCGCTATTGCAATCCCTACTGGCGTTGGGTCAAACAGCATTCCGACATTGGAAAAACTTGGGGCAGATCCGGCGCAATCTGAAAGTCTGAGAAAAGCCTACGACAAAGAAGTCAAAGAGCTTTACCGTGGCGCCGGCCTGAGCCCTGGGAACCCCACGGATTCAAGCACGCCTGAGTCAGGCATTGCCAAGTCTTTCCGCACGGATGAAGTGAACGCAATCCTGTCTGCCATTTCCACATGCGGCGGGGAAGCAGAAAACCGAGCGGCCAAACTGTTGGCGAATGCTCGTGCATTTTCTTTCCCTGGAAAGGCTCGTTGGCCGGAAGAGTTCAACACGCCTTCTCTCATTCAAGAGTTGGAAGCGGTTCTGCGCGTGTGGGAGAGCAACCTGCCAGACACGCTGCGGCGAGATGCTGCCCGTCGGTTCATGTCTGCTCGTCGCCCGTTGCTCTCGCCGGAAGAGACGGCGAAGTTGGAGGAAGAGTTGGAAGAGGTGCCGGTCAACCGTGCGGCTGTTGACGATGAAGAAGACGACATGGAAGACGAGAAAGACGACAAAGAGGACGAGAAAGACGGCGCGGCCACAGCCCCTCGCAAAACGCGAAAGAAGTCCGCGCCAAAGACTGGCACAATCGGCATCCGCTCTTTCTCCGATGGCAGCCAACACCAACCCGATTGACTTTGTTGACTGACCTAATCCTTGAAAGGAAGGACCAGGACATGAATCTAGTGAGCTGTGATGAGTGTGGGATTGTGTTGGACGCCAATAAACTCCGTTTTCCTGAGAATATCTTTCTCGAAGATGGAAGTGTTGACCAAACGAAGTCCTCATGGGATCCCGTTTCCTCGCAATATGTTCCAATGGTTTCCTGTCCGCAATGTGGTTTCGAGATTCTCAATCACACTTAGCCTGCCCCAGCAGTTTCGTTGACAAACCCGCTCCTTGAAAGGAAGGACCCATATGAAAACCGTCGAAATCGACGGCATCATTATCGAGGTGGCAGACGATGCCATCGCCGAAAAGTTGATTGCCAAGCGCCAGGAAACAAAGGAAAAGACTCGCAGTCTTGCCGCAGAACTTGAGGAGACCCGCGCAAAGATCGCGGCCATCGACAAGGAAAAAGCGGATCAGCTTGAGGCCGAAAAGGTCAAAGGGCTGGCCGACAAGAAGAAGTTCGATGAGGCCCTGGCGACCGTCAAGGCGTCTTCTGAGGCCAGAATCAAAACCCTTTCAGACTCGTACCTGAATGCGGAACTGCGGGCAGCCGTCGCCGGCAACGCAGAAATCGTCCCCTCTGCGGTTGACGATGTTGTCTCGCTCATTCGCGGGGCTTGCACATTTGATTTAGATGCTAAAGTCGTGCGTGTGCTGGATGGGTCTTCTCCCAAACTTGGGGAAGATGGCGCCCCGATGAAAGTGGATGCTTTCATCAATGAGACGCTAGCAGCCCGCCCACACTTCCGAAAAGCAACGGCCACATCTGGATCGGGTGGGGCGTCTGGAGCAGGCGGAACGAAAGTCGGACAGTCGATCACGAACGATGCGTTCTTGGCGATGTCCCCGACTCAACGTGCCGCCTCTCTCAAGAAGCCATAGTGTTTATGGTGTCATGGGACGGGGCTAACCAACTTCCCCGGAGTCCCCTCCCATGGCCAACACTCTCACTTCCCTCGCCCAAACTCTCTACCGCGCTTACAACGAAGTTCCCATGGAAGCCACTGGCTTCTTGGACTCGATGGGCGTCAACTGGAATGCCGAAGCCATTGGCGTCAACGCCACGGTCAAGGTTCCCGTCATCACCCCTCGTGCTCTTGGGTCTGTACCCACTCCGGGCATGACCTGGACCGCTGGGGCCGATTCTGTCTCCTCCACCCGTGATTTCACTCTCACGGGAACGGCTGAATACACTTTCAACATGACCGCTGAGGAAGAGAAGTACCTGTCGATTCCTGACAACGTCACCGCGCAGGAAATGCTGCGTCTGAACCTGGAGCAAGGCAGGCGCGTCATCCGCAACGCCGTCGAAGCCGCTGTTGGCACCGCGCTGAACGCGAATGCCAGTCGTGCCATTGGCACCGCCGGCACCGCTCCGTTCGGCAGTGACATCACCCTGCTCAATGAAGCCATTCGCCAACTTCAGATCAATGGCGCTGCCGATTCTGGCCGCGTCGGTGTTCTGGACTTCAACGCTGGATACAATCTCCGCAGTATCGCGCAACTCCAGAAAATGAATGAGACCGGCGGGGACATGGTCCGCAGCGGCATGATTGGTCGTCTGGCTGGCACCGACATCTTTGAGTCGGCCAACATTGCGTCCCACACCAAAGGCGCGGCCACCGGCACCCTGGTCAACAAGAGCGGCGGATACGCCATTGGCGACACCTCCATCGTGTTTGATACCATGACTGTCAACACGACCGGCATCAAGGCTGGCGATGTCATCACCTTCGCCGCTGACACGACATACAAATACGTCGTCAAGACCGGCGCGGCTGCCACCTCTGGCACCATCGTTCTTCAGGAGCCCGGCCTGCGCGTTGCAATCCCAGACGACAACGCGATCACCGTGACCAACAGCCACGTTTCCAACATCGTCGCGGCTCCTTGGTCCACCAAGATCATCGCTCGCCCCTTGGCGCAGCCCCAGTCCCCCGCCGTCGAACAGCTTGTCCTGTCCGATGCCAAAGGCTGGAGTTGCAACTTGATCCGCGTTGTCGGTGACCAGATGGCCAGTTGGTACATGCGTGTCGCCTACGGCGCATTCGTGCCCAATCCCTTCGGTGTCATCAAGATCATGGGTTGACCTTAGCGGTTCTGAGGTGGCGTTGGCTTTCGGGCCAGCGCCACCAAAGGGCCTTTCGCACCATCGCCTTTTGTGGGCAGGTTGGTTGCACCAGAGATCGAGCGGATGGTTTTCCTCCTTTCTCATTCGTAGCGGACTGGCTCGGCTAACATGCCCACTTTGGAGCGTCCATGATCCCAGGCGAAACAGTCTATCTCGCAGTGCGGGTCACCACGGCTGCCGGGGCTCCGGTAACGGGGCTGACGCTTGGTTCATTTTCCAATGTTACGACGCTGGGTCCGAATGTAGTCACCATGGCCTTTTCCTCTGTGGTAGAGGTTGGTACAAATGGCGACTACATTCTGACGGTCACTCTTCCTCTTACCTCCGGCCAAGTGTGTGTGCGAATCTTCAGCGGCAGCAGCACAATCACCCCGCCGATGTACGCTGGCGAAATCGAATCCAACGACTTCGACACAATCGCGTCAGCGGTCATTCGGCCAACGGTTTCTGTGATAGACCCGGCTTCTCAATTCGCGGTTCAGAACTTGGTCATGACGGCGTACCGGTACACGCCACTCAGCATTGTGTTCTCGTCAACAACCGACTTCAGTGCGTGGAATAACTTCCGCTTCAACGTGTGGGACTCGCGCAGAACCGGAAGCATCTACACCTTGTCGGTATCGACGCCAGCCGCACCAGTCAACGGAGTCTCCACATTCAACATTGTCATCCCAGAAAACGCCGCTTTCTTCTCGCGCATTGACGCAGTGGTCACGGCGGGGCAGACGCAGTTGGCATTGGTGTACGACCTGGTCGGGGACGAAGCGGCTACGTCAAGTAAGTCCCGAACGGTTGTGTCTGGTGCCCTCAATCTCCAGGCGAATGTAGGTGCTGCATGAGCTTGCTTCCTGTTTCTGGGAATCGCTGGGTGCTTTTGCCGGGGGAAGTGGCAAACGACAAACTCGACAACATGGCGCAGAACACCATCAAAGGGCGGGTTTCTACTGGTGCTGGCGCCCCAGAGGATTTGACTGCGGCACAAGTGCGAACGATCCTCAGCATAACGGCAGCAGGTGCCGCCATCCTTGACGATGCGGATGCCGCTGCTCAGAGAACGACTTTGGGCCTGGGGGATTCCGCCACCAAGAATGTCGATGTAGCAAATGGCGTTTGCGGCCTGGACTCAGGCGGGAAAATACCAAGCGGCAATCTACCTTCAGGAATTGACGTTAAGGTGTTGGCCGACGGCACAGACTCAACGCCGGGCTACCTTGCAGACAAGTGTGATGACGCCACTCTGGAAGTGAACACGTCCACGCACGTCATGCGCGTCAAAGCCCTTGGACTCTCAGACGCCCATATATCAGCGGCAGCGGCAATCGCTTGGACGAAGATCAACAAGTCTGGTGCCGCTGCGTCTGACGTTGGTGCGCAGCCCAGCAGTTCTGAACTTACGTCTCTGGCCGGTCTCTCGACAGTCGGCGTCATCAAAAGAACCGGATCGGGCACACACTCAATTTTGGCGTCAAACGCACCAGGCGAAGACGGCTTGGCTGGGAGAATGACTGTCGCGACAGTGACCACGGACCAATCCCCTGCCGCAGCGGATTGCGGAAAGGTGTACGAAAACACTGGCTCTGGCGCACTGGTCACGCTCACCCTGCCGAGCACACCGACGACAGGAACGCAATTCGTTGCCATTTGCCAGAACGCCAACGGCATCAAGTTTCAATGCCCCGCATCTACAACGGTGACGGTGGGCACTACGGTTTCGAGTTCTGCTGGGTACACGCAATCAACCGCCATCGGGTCGAGTGTTACGCTGGTGTACATCGGTTCCAATAAATGGGTGGCAATTGCCGTTACCGGCACCTGGACCACAGCATGAGCGCAATGTCTGGCCAACAAATTGAAAGGGCGTTTGTTCCCGTCTCAACAAATACGACAGTTGGGATTACTCACCACAATCGGATATTGTTGGTGACTGCTTCCACTGGCATCGTGACAATCACTGTCCCTGCGGCATCGACCATGCCCAACGGTTTCCAAGTTACCGTTGTTCGCGCCACGGGATCGACATACAATGTTCAGGTGTCTGGTGGATACTCGCAGACTTTGACCGCAGCGGACCCCCAGCGGTCTATCGCTTGCGATGGATCGGCTTTGTGGTCGATGATTAACGGCGGGGCTGGTGGCCCTCCTGGTGGAACTACTGGTCAAGTTCAATATAACAACAACGGTAGCTTTGGTGGGATCGCTGAGGGGACTTCTGGGCAAGTATTAACCTCTGGCGGCCCTGGTGCAGCGCCTTCGTTTACTACAATTTCAGGTGGTAGCGGCTCAGGCGGCGGGGGCTGGGGGAGTAGTTCACAATTAACTATGACTCAGCAGACTACTGGGTTGACTGCTGGAAGTGCTGTTAGGTTTACTTCTACCACTGGGGATCACGCTTTATCCAATTACCAAGTTACTTTGAAGGCAGGGACTAAATCAGAATTAAGTGCTGAGTTATTCGCAGTGTATAATGCTGCTACCAGTCACGCTGTGTATCAGTGGTACAACGTAACTGCTGCTGCATACATTGGAAATCCTTCGACAGAAGTTCCAGGTAATTGGACAGGTAGTAACGCGACATACACAAATCAGATAAAAGCATTGATAACTGTCGCTTCGGATACCGTTGTAGAACTTCGCATAAAAACGGTTGGGGCGGGAACGATTACAAGTATTGAAACTGACTCTTGGGGTTTCGTTTCCTCTACCCTTCCCACAGGTGGAGCCTGGGCTAAATCCTCAGTCCTTACCCTAGCAGGACTTCAGTCAACTGGTTTAACTGCTGGTAGTCCCATCCAATTCGCTAATATAACTGGGGATCACCTTTTAAGTAACTACGGGGTTACTGTCAAGGGTGGAAGTGTTGCGATGTTGAGGGCTAAAGTTGGGTGGGACTCTAGTTCCGCCACAGGTGTCGTGTTTAGATGGTATGATATGTCGGCTAATAGTTACGTCGGGATAGGCGGTCAGCCGCTATCAGACGATTACAGTGTTGGATATACCTACGCCCCTCAGACCGATCCATTTGTTAGAGTCTCCCCGACTACTGATACCGTGTATCAATTACGGATAGAATCAATTAACTCGGGAACCATTAGTAACATATACCCCACGTCTTACGCCACCGTCGAATCCACCGATCCTATGTGGCCTACGGCGGGTGGGTGGGCGAAGAGTGCGTTCATGGCTCTGTCGGCTTCTCAAACAACTGGATTAACCGCTAATTCTCCCGTTCAATTTGATTATATCTCTGGCGACTATCAACTAAACACTTATGGGGTGGTAGTAAAAGCTGGCACCGTTGCGATGCTGACTGCTCAGTTAAATGTGTTGTTTACCTCTGCGTCTGGGTCAAATCAGTTGACGTATAGGTGGTATAATGTAACTTCTTCAGCCTGGGAAGGTAGTCGAGCTGTCCTTAGTATTGCGCCAAATCCATCCTACGAAAATATAGATAGTTGTGTATCTAAGGCTAGAGTTTCTCCTTCTGTTGATTCATTGTATCAACTAAGAATAGAACAAGCTACTGGTGTTAATCGACTATACTCGGCAGTTAAGGATTGCTGGGCCACCGTCGAATCCACCGACCCCAATCCCCCCAAAGGCGGAAATTGGGCACTAAGTTCCTTAGTTACTTTGAGTGCCAATCAAACTACTAACTTGGCTGTTGGGCAACCTATAAGATTTGACACTATTAGTGGTGATCATACTCTTAGCAACTACAGGGTTAAGGTGAAGGGGGGACAGAAAGCGGAGTTGATTGCTAATCCTATCGCGTTTTTCTCGACCTCAAATCCAGCATATTTGACCACACGATGGTATGATGTTTCCGCCGCAACACTAATTGGTACTACAGGGGTACAAGACTGTAGGAACGATGGTGGAAACTATACCGCAGTGAGTCCTACGATAGCTTTGGTTACTCCATTAGCTGATAGCGAGTATGAACTAAGAGTAACCGCCGTTGCAAACATTACGCGAATTGAATCATTATATTCAGTTGCTCAAGTCCACTCCACTCTCCCCAACGCCTCAGTAACTTCGCAGGTAATCCGCAAGGAAACGCTGAGCGCAGCGACAACAGCGTGGACTGTTACGCTGCCTGTGGCTTGTAAGGCGATACGAGTAAGTCTAGTTCTGATAAACCCAACAGGAACAGCGAATGAAATAACCGTAAGTGTTAATGGGGTCAATTCGGGACATAACCAACACCAATACAGCTTTGACGGCAATACTTCAGCGGCCCAGGAAGTGACATCACCAACCATACAGAACATTCCGCCTAATTCTTATGCTAAGTACACTCATAGTTACGACATTGTTACAGGTGTTGAAACTGTTATATCTGGGTATTCGGGCAGAAAACTAAGCGCCACATCCCTAGGCACTGCCGTAATCTTTGATAGGATAGCCCAATCCGCCGACATCTCCACTATAACTTTTACTGGAGACCAAACCAACGGTATCGGTGCAGGCTCAGACATCATAGTAGAACGAGTTGACGCAGACCTCGTAAATTTCACGGGGTGGGTTGACGACCCCGAACTCACAGCAATTGCGGGTCTAACCAGCGCAGCAAACAAATTGCCATATTTCACTGGTTCAGGGACCGCCGCACTTGCCGACCTTTCATCTTTTGCGAGAACCTTGTTAGACGATGCAGACGCAGCAGCGGCGAGAACGACCCTTGGTGTTGCGGCTGCGGATGCTGGATGGCAGGACTACACTCCGAATTGTTACATCAATGGTACTTCATCAACAACTGTCCCAAACATCACAAAAAATGTCAGATACCGAATACAAGGTAAAACTCTTTCGGCATACGGAACGCTTGTCTTTACGGGAGTCCCAACGGGAATGACAGTACTATGTATGTCATTGCCTTCAGGAGTAAATTCTATTGTGCAGTCGTACACGAAGAAGTTTCTCATGGTAGGCTCAGCGCACCTAATTGACGGATCTGGTCAGATGTTTCTTGGCGCAATTCTTGTGGCTACCACTGGCGGAACTCCAGAAGAAGATGGCAGCAGGGTTGCGTTTAATGTTCAAAAAACAATTTCTTCGATTGACAATGTAAGCACATCAGTTCCGTTCACCTGGGGAAACGGAATGCACATAGCTTTCGACTTTTCCATTGAAATCCAATAAACAAAAACGAGAAATTACGAGAGGAAGCAAATGGACCCAATTGTTGCAAAAATGGTGATCGACTTGGGCATCGCGTTCACGCTCGGTGCAGTCGCCATCAGTCTTTTTATCCTGCTTTTCAAGCGGTTTCTTTCAAACTCCGCCACAGACCGCAGCGACCTTCTTGCGGCACTACAGCGGCAACTTGACTTTCAACAGTCGCAGATTGCCGAACTTCGCAGGGAAGTCAGGAAGATGCGGGAAGACAAGGACCTGTGGTTCCATCGTGCTTTGGACCTTCAAGAGCGGACGACTACCGCTTTAATGTCAGTTATCGAAGTCAACCAATGGTGCCGCGCTGGCCGCAATGGCTCGCCACCAAAAGGCCCAAGCGAGTCCGACTGCTTCCCTCAAGACTATTGCAATTCTTGTTCCACTACTACCGCAAACGAAGCCGTGGAGGTTGACAAATGAGATCGACATTTTTCATTCTTTTCCTCAGCATGGTGGTTTCTGTTTGTCTGTTGGCCACTGCATGCTTGCGTATCCCTGTGCGGGTGGTACAATACGATAACGAACCCGCCCTCACAGTTGCGCCGGTTGGGAAGGTTTTCATTTCGCCAGCCACGGCAACCCAGCCGCAAACGGCGGTTATGAACCCCCAGGTCAAAGATCCTGAAACCGTTGGGCCCCTGCCGCCAAAGCCGCAGCCGATTCCAGCCGGTGGACTCGATTGGTTGTCGATGCTTCTGGGTGCTGGCTCTCTGGCCATTCCTGCCCTTGCCGTCGCTAAGGTTCTCGTGGATCGCGTCCGCACGGCGGTTGCTGTCGGCACAGAACTGGTAGATAAGATACAAGAAGTGAAGGCAGAGCACCCAGCGGCCAAAGATTCTATAAATGCGGTGTTGGCGAAGAATCAAAGCAATGAAGCGAGAGCGTTTGTTTCCAAAGTGAAGACTAAGAAGCCCCACCTAAAGTAACACACAACAGCCGAACCTCGGCAGGAGACCCCCGTGGCAACATTTACCAAGTTCAATTCCTTCGTTGAGGCGTGCGCTGAGAAGGTTCACAATCTTGGCAGCGACACCCTCAAGGTGATGCTTTGCGACACCGCTCCCGTAGCGACCAACACCGTCAAAGCGGACCTGACTGAAATCTCGGCAGGAAACGGATACACCGCTGGGGGCACCCAGGCCACCATCTCCAGCAGTTCGCAAACCACAGGCACGTACAAACTCGTCCTTGCCGACGTGGTTTTCACTGCCACAGGTGCCATCGGTCCATTCCGGTACGCGGTCCTCTACAACGACACCGCCACCAACAAAGAACTCATCGGGTTCTGGGACTACGGCAGCAGCATCTCTCTTGCCAACGGCGGCACGTTCACCGTTGACTACGATGCGGGCACTGGTGTTCTCACGCTTGCGTGAGATGGTTCGCCTGCTGCAACCTGATTTTGTGAAAACGATAACCACACACACACACGCTAAGAAAAGGCACGCGCCATGCAAATCACAGTCAAAAACCCCAAAATACTCTACGCTGACGACGACTCAAACTGGTCGCTGGAAGTCGAGCACCGCAAGTTGACACCTGCGGAAAAAACCTTGTGGGGGATCAACGAAGATTCATTCACGATGAACCATATTTTATCTCACAATTGCGACACCGAAGGCGGGATCAGAACACAAGACCGTCGGTTTTTTGCGGCAGAGCAAGGAGACTGGGAGGTGAACGTGTGGGTCGAAGATGGTGCAATTGTTGGGTTTGAGTTGCGCATCGTAATCGGCTGGGAGTTCGGCAATGGAGCCAATATCGTGTCGCTCTCAAATCTGCTCGGCGTCGTAAAAATGTCCATGATCGCCCAGGGATTTGAGTGGCCCGCTTTCATCGAACCGTTCTACTCCATCAAGGCTCTGGTCGAAAGCGCAAAGAGCGACATCGAAAGTCGTGGAATCCACTGGTCACAATGCGGCGAAGGATAAGATATGGCCATCACCAGTCTGAGTGATCTGATCGCAAAAATGTCTGACCCGGCATACACGCAGTCTCTGCGTGTGTGTCGGCTCGGGCGCGTAGGCGGCAACGCTGCGGCAACGCCAATCGCGTCTGTTCCGGTCTCTACGTGGCAGTACGAAGGCGACGGCTGCCAAGGTTCGGCTCCTGGATCGACCCCTGCGACCTGCTCGCGCACTACCCAGGGCGCAATCAGAATCGCCAACGCCACTGGTGGCCGGACCAACTATCTGACTGGCGGGTTCATATCTTCTACAGGTTCTGGTAACGCGATACTTATTGACCGGCTCGCGCACGTCAGCGGCTTGTCAGGAACGACCACAACCGAACAATCATTCTCGTCGTCGCTCACGCTTCCAGCGCGTGCATCTGACGGCGTTGGGGTTCTCGCGGCATTGGAAGTGTATTCACAAATTGGCACAAGCGGCACATCTTTCCAACTCAAGTACACAAACACCGCAGACGCTACAGGGCAGCTTTCGCCAGTAACGTCAATCGGCGGGACAAGTAACAGAAATGCTCAATTATGGCGCACGATTCCTCTCGCGTCTGGTGATCTTGGCGTCAAGTCTGGCCAGAGCGTGGATCTGCTTGCGTCAACTGGCACGGTTGGCGATTTTGGTATCACGTTGTTCAAAGTTATCGCAATGATTCCGCTCAACATGCCAAAGTCCTTTATTTCTGGTGCCCCAGACCTTCCTATCATCCCGGCAGATTCGTGTCTTGAACTTATCGTCATTCCAAACGCTGCTGTTGTTCACAATGTGGACGGTCTTCTGCATGTCGTGGAGGCATAATGTCAATAGCATCCCTGACCGCCTGGCGAGCGTTACTTCCGACTGCGTTACAATTGGATTTGCAGGCTTTCCAATCCATTGTTCCGGCGATTTCTTTTATCGGCGGACTCGTTGACGTGAACACAGTGGCGACTCCGTCAACCAACGAGACATGCGACAATTCACACGCTGCCAATTTGCTTTTTAGACCAGTGTCGCCGTCTGGGAAAAAGCTGAAACTCATTCATGTTTTAAATACAATCGACATAGATACTTTCAATGTTAGCGTAGTCACCCCGACATCATCATGCTTACTTCTCTTTGATCGCCTTGCGCAAACGGCTGGACTTTCTGGGACGGTAACGGGCGAACAGACCACGAATCTCCCAGGGTCTTTGCCTGCTCGTGCATCAGACGGGGATGGTGTGTGCGCGTTTCTTCGCGTCTGGACATCTCTTGGAAGTACCGGTACGACATTCACTTGCCGCGTACTTGGTAGCGACAACGTAGAATACACAACTCCTGTGATGGAAATACAGTCCGGACGTGTCAATGCCACTGTCCTCGTGCCGATACCATTGCCTGCTGGAGTCTCAGGGATCAAAGAAGTTCGCGGCGTAAATCTTGCCGGTACAACCGGAACGGCTGGGAACTTTGGCGTGGTATATCTGCGCCCAATTCAAGTTGTCACTTTACCTCTTGGCCCTACAGTTTTCGAGGACTTTGGATGGTCAGGATCAGGTTTCCCAGATGTTCATGACAATGCTTGCGTCAATTGGGCTCCTTTTATTCGCACAGCTAACAGACAATTATATGTCAATTGCGCCTTGCGTTTTAATTGGGTTCCAGACTAATGCTTGGCGCCGTTATATATCCATGGACGATTGACAGCATCGCCACAGAACTTGGCGGGGTGCCGATAGAGTCGTCTGGCGGAGCCACGTCGTACTCCCTCACAGCAAGCGTCGGTTCTTTTTCACTCACGGGGCAAGACGCTGGCCTGA